TCCGGCCCTTCGATGTGGTGAAGTCCACTTTCCGGGTCTTGACGATCTTCGGCATATTCGCCTTCACGGCTGCCATAGCCTCATCGAAGGCCTTGCGGGCCTGATTGGCCTCCCAGCGCTCCTGAAGCGCCATGAGCTGCGTCAGCGTCTCTACGCTGGCGTTGGACGATACGGCGCGGTCCAGCATCTCCATAGGCGTCATGACGGCCCGCTGCGGCTCTACGGCCACCTGCGAGGGCGTGTGGATCTCAAGTGCGTTTCCCATCTTTCGTGCCTCCATGGCTTTCTTGGCTGTGGCGATGACGCCGAGTGATGCTTGGCCGATCGAAACTTCCGGTCCGACTGGATCGATTACGTTGCTCACTGCTTCATGCCTCCCACGATGCCGCAGCGGCGGGCGTGAGCGGTCAATTCAGCAAGGGCGGTGCCTTCCTGGAGGTTGTTGTCGACGATGACCGAGTGCAGCAGCGTGAGGCCGAGGCAGTCGATGTATTTGGCGATGGCCGCCTCGACGCCTGCTTCGTTGCCCTTCTCGCCGGCGATCCAGAATTCCTGCATCGCTTCGAACTTCGCGGCTTGATCGAGGGTGGTGCTCACGGCTGGCTCCTCCCGGACTTGAGGGCGGCGTCCTCACCCTGCGCGGCGAGGGCAGAACGAGCATTGATGAGTGCGCCAGCAAGTCGCGTCCACTGCGTTCCTGGCTTTGCGCCGATCTTGCTGACCTCAGATGCTTCACGCTCCAGCTTGGTCAGCGCCTTCGTCAGCCGCTCTATCACCGCATCATCATCCACCGCCTCTGGCTTGGTGGGATGGGGAGCGGCGGCGAGGGCGGCTTCCGGGTAGATTTGCACCGAACCCGCCTCCGTCTCGCTTTCGACGGCATAGCCGACCGGCGTCATCGCCGTGCTATAGAAGCCGACAACGTGGCCGGTCCACGATGAGCCCTTGGTTTTCGTCACCAGATCGCCAAGCCCGAATTTGCGAGCGGCCCGAATCGCTTGCATCGCGTCTACGATGCTCCAGCCACCCGGCACGCTTACCGGCTCAATATCTGCAACCGGGGCGGCGAAGGCCTCTTGGAGCGCAGCCCGCAGCTCGCCCCTCAAGCTCTTTTCAGCGTCACTTTTCACGTCATCCGGCAAATTGCTTTGCTCTTGCTTGCCGTAAGGTGTCCACGTGTCGTGATAGCCGAGGAAGCTGATGCGGGCGTGCCAGAAGTCGCGAGGATATCGATCGTTGTCCTCATGATAGGACCATTCGACCTCAGCCCCCGAGACCACGGCGTCGATTGCTTCCTCTGTCAGCTTCACCACCGGCTTGCCTGCTTCAGCGGAGCGGGAGGAGAGGGCGGCGCGAATGCGGTCGGCCATGATGTCGAAAGCTTCTTGAGCGGTTCGGTTCTCGATGCCGATGATTGGTCGGCACAGGTTGGTGATCTCGGTCATCTCCAGCCATCCTCTTTCAAGGCTTCGTCAGCCTTCCGCTCTGCCCATTTGAAGAATTTGTAGAATGGGCGCAGGAGCCATCTCGATTTCGGTCGGCGGATCATGTCGGCCGCGACTTCAGCGCTGGCTTTCTGAGCGTCCATTTCTACGCGCCTCAGTTCCTCGGGCTCGTTCATGAGTGGGCCTCCGAGCGGGTGATAGGCTGATCGGCCATGTACCAATCGACGATCGCGTTGAATTGATCTCGCGGGATGGTGATGAAGTGCGCCCGGTCTGTCGGAGACGGCGAATGAAGAGAAACGTGATCGCCGTTGTGCAGGATCGACCAGACGGCCGAATCTTGCGGGTGGTTGTCGCTCTCCATAGCGAGGAGATCTTCTTCGGACTTCGCGTCATACGGTCTCATTGCTCAATCCTCTCGTACCGTCCCGTCTGCCAGTTGTAGCGGGTGCCTTCCGGTGGCTTCGGGAATGTGGATTTCTTCTTGATGCCGCGCGCCTTGTCCTGCATGCGAACCGTCTTTGCGGCCATCGGCGTGTCGTGCTTTGCTGTCTTCCAGCGATGGCACTTGATGCAAACCGCAGCACAGTTCTCGAGACTGCTGTCCTTGGAGTTGGCGTCCAGAACGATGTGATCGAACTCGACGCCAGAACCGAGCGGGGAGTTGCAGCGATTGCCAGGCTCAAGGCCGTACATCTTGCCGACCGCTTCGCAGAGCATGCCGGAACGCTTCAGGGCGTCACGCTTGGTTTGCTTGCTGAACTCGGCGCGGCTCATAGCGAATTAATCTCCAAGTTCATCTCTTCGAGACCGGCAACGAAGCCCATGGGCATGAGGTCTTCGACGTAGTGCATGGCGTACTGATTGACGCCGACAGGCTTGCCTTCCTTGCTGACGACGAGGAACAGGCAGGAGCGGCCCTGCCATTCGTTGCCCTCGGTGATCGCCAGCAGGATTTGCATGTGCTTCTGCTTGAGGCCGCGACCACCCTTGACGGGGTAGACGTTGCCGACGCGAACCGGATCGGTCGGAGTGAAATCGGTGAGGTTCGAGATGAACTCCATCAGATCCCCCCGAGCCTTGCGAAGCCCCATGCAAGGGAGCCGAAGACGATGAACGCGAGGAATACCGGGAACGGCTCCACCTTATGGCGGTAGTCGTCATGGAATACGGCTCCGACGCATCCAGCCATCAGGACGAACATGGACAGGCTCATGCAGTAAGCGATGATTGTCGCCATCATGCTGCCTCCCTATCGATCTGGTCGATGTTGCCGTGATGGACACGGAAGGTGTAGGCCACGATCCATGGGTTTGCGACCCACGATCCCGCGCCGTTGATGCTCTCCCACAACGTCCGGTACATATGCTTCTCAGCAGAGTGAAAGCCTGCGCCCGACCATTCCTCATATGAGGGGACGGTAAGGCCGCAGTGGTAGACACCTTCGTCGGTGCAGTCGTTCTGCGCTCCGCGGTCGCTGATATCCTGCAACCGCTCCACCTTTACATCGGTGACGATCAGCGTGAGGCGAGAGGCCCAGCGGGGCATGTGCATTGCGCGCCGATCTTTACCGCCGAGTTCGTTTTCGTCGTCAGCCAGGTATTCGACTGGCGTTTCGGCAGGGATGAACTCGCGTGGCCTCAGTGTGCGGCCGAGGTCTTCAACGAGCCAGTCGAGCCCGTAGGTCGTGCGCCAGTGCTCGCGGACATAGAGACGGTCACCGGCCCAGATCGGAATGCGGCCGGTCGTTGCTTCATCCGACCACGTCGCGCCATCCTCGCGAGACCAGCCATATTTCCACACGTGGTTCCCTGGCTGCGGGTTCAGGGTTCGCCGCGTCTGGGTCTTCCGACCGGCGAGCAGGGCGCGCACCATCGACGCGGAGAAGAGAATGGGTCTGTCGGTCATGCCGCGCTCCTCGTTTTCAAATCATCCTGATCACAGCCGACCTCATATGCGATGAGCGCTAGAGCATCATCCTGGGGCGTCACGCCGTTCACGACCTTCTCGCAGAGGAAATAGATCTTCTCGGCCTTGGCTGTGATCGACAGCGGGCAATCGGCGTCCTTCGGGTATGAAGCTATAGCCGCGCGCTTCTGGGCCTTCAGGACGTTGATATCGCCCTTCGGGAACGTGGCTGCCCAAAGCATCTTCGAGACGTTGCGCAGCCATTCAAGATGTGAGGCTGACGACGAGGTGGCGGTGTCGTCGTCAGCCTCAGACGCGGGTGCGGTTCCCGCGTTATCCGACGACGTGAGACGGGGGGGTTGTCCGTCGTCAGGATTAGATTGTTCTTTGTGTTCCCGGAAGACGACGCCGCGCTCGGCGCCTTCCTTCAGGATGAATTCGATGAAGTCGGTCATCTCGTCTTTCGACAGGTCCGACGAGGACATTTCGATCGGCAGGAAGGTCTTTCCGTCCAGGCTGGGCAGAAAGATGACCTCGCGCCCGAAGGCATGCAGGAATATCGCCTTCCACTGGCTCGGCTCGTATTTCTTCCCGCTGTGCTCGAGCTGCTGCGCTATTTCGGTCAGGAGCGCCCACAGAAGGTCATTCTGGGGCAGTGTGCGCTTCGACGCCTTGAACTCGACGCGCGTCCCTACCGGAGCTTTATCGATCCAGTGCTTGGCCTTCTGTCGCTCGGCCGGCGTTTCCAGAACAAGGAGAGCCCGACCCATCACGCAGCCTCCAGTTGCCCATAGCGACGGATCGTCTCGACCGTGGCGGCAAGCTCGTCGTTAAACCGTGCGACCTCGCTGGCGATCGTCTTGATGTATTCCTCGTCCCGATGAGCGCGCTTTACGAACAGCGGCAGCTTCGGCCAGTAGCAGACAATATCCACCCACTCGCGTTCAGCGACCCACAGAGCGCCCTGGCATTGCGCGCGATGCTCCGGCGGGAATTGATCCTTCAGAAGCACCTCAATCAGGATGTGCGGCGCCTTGCTTTTGAACTCGCCAAGGCCGTCCGAGTCGATGAGGCAATCCGGGCTTGCTCCCTTGTCGCCATTCCGGACGAACCCAACGAGCTCGGGCTCGGAGTTGGTCACGAAGGTGTAGGCCTTGAGGGCTTCGGGCTCCATCTCGTGGCCGCGCTCCATGTGGCCGTTCGTGTAGCTTTCGGCAGGCTCACCGGTGATGATCTCACCGGCAAGCTTGAGCATGTACGTGCGACGGGTCTTTCCTTCGCCCTTTGCCATAACGGTGGCAAAATTCGAGGCTGTGGGGATGCCAAGGCGGGCCTCATACCATTCGGGCGAGTTCTGCTCGCAGGTGATGATCTCGACGCTCATGCCGCACTCCCTGCCTTTGCCTGGGCCTGGGCGCGCTGGTTCGTGAGATAGGCCACGCGCTGGCGAAGCGACTGCACGACCTCATTGAACTGGACGAGAGGGATATCGCTGACCGCACCAATGCCCCAGCGCTCGCAAAACTTGTCAGTTTCGAGCTCGGCCTTTTCGATGAGTTCACGAACGACGGAGGCCTGGGCTTCTGTGATGTGCTTCGCATCGTCGGTGGTCTCGTCACCCTTGGCACCGTCGTCATCGGCCGCCGCCGCCAGCCCCAGCGCCGCCTTTAGCGTGTAGCGCTGCAAGTAGGTGACGGTGGAGCCGATCGCCTGAATGCTATTCTTGTTGCCGCTATCGTCCTTGCCAGCCATCAGCGTGTTTTCTTCGCTATGCCCGAGCCGATGCGAAATGATGCAGGTAACGGCAATCGGCTGGTTCGGATCGGCAGATGTGCGGTAGCGGACAGACAGGCCGTGAGCCGACAGGACGGGGCCGA